CCCGGCTCAACAAGCACGCTGCCGGCGCCGCCGAGCGCCAACTCGCCGGCTGCGCTGCGCTGGGTCTCATCGCAACCGATGGCGACCCGCGACCTACAACACTTCTTGAGGTGGGAGCAGCTCCTAGCCGAACCGCCAAGTGGCAAGGACTGCAAGGGACGGCATACCCCGCATACAACCTCATGCCGGATCTGCTACCCAGCGACCACTCCCGCGTCCTCGCCGGTCTCGCCGACAAAAGCCTCTACCCCGGCAACCACTGCTCCTGCGTCCTCGAGCGCTGCCCGCACATCCGCGTCATCGACGGAGGAAAGCGAGTGCTACTCTTCGTCCACTCCCGATACTACGTCGAACCGCTCGATCTCGCCCGGGCCATCGTCGATAGCGGCAGCGCCTACGCCCTTTCCGTCGAGCACGTCTTCCGCGACGTCGTCGGCAGCCTTTCTAACGGCTCTCTACGCTACCACATGGGCGCCGACGGCCTCATTACCAGCATCGCCAGAGGTCAAGAAGACCACCCTTACCACCACGGGCCCGGTCTATGGACCATATCTGGCCAATACCAAATCGTCGCTCCTGGCGACGGTTTGGGGGTCCTCCTCAGGCGCAGCCAGCTCGTCAGTTTCGGGGACACCCATGTCGCCCGCTACGACCTCATTCAGGGCAGCTCGACGGTCCCGCGCCCGCCACCCGGGCCCTATTACAAAGCCGCGGTCGGAGCCGACAACGTCGTCGGGCCCGACCAGGCCCTCGTCACCGTCCTCAACAAGAACATCCTCACCCCGCGTTACGAAATCGCCGTGGCCCCCGTGGAGGCGGCTTTCTGGGTCTGCGGCGCCTACGTCCTCACCGTCCCAGGAAGTGGCATCGTACCAATCCCACGAGGACTTATCGGACAACTGACCCTCCTCGGGGTGGGCAAGCCGCGCAACGCCGCCCTTTACCAGATGATGCTGGCCCGGGGCAAGCGCATCGTCCAGGCCATCAACATGCCCGACGATATAGCCGTCCGGGCCGTCTACTACGCAGCGGCCGCCGCCATGACGGCAGTCGAGGAGGAAACCGTGGCCCTCGGCCGCGTGACTGCCCTCTTCGGGCCCATGTGGAGCCGACACGCCCGCGTCCTCGGACTGGAGGCGGTCTGGCAGTTCGAACTGGACGGGCCCACCAAGGTGGCCATCATAACATCCGTCCCTTCCGTTTACGTGAGCGGCGCCGTCCCCGCCGCTGGCCACGCCCTTGTTTCCGGCGTCGGTCTTGCCCTGCTCCACCCGTTCGTCCCTCTCGCCGTCGCCCCGGCCGTCGCCTACGCGGCCTACCGCTGGTACCTAAACGGGACCCAGCACCATGGCGAGGAGGCGCAGATGTGGGCCCACACGCGCGACCAGGAGGCGCTCGCCCTCCCCACTGGCGTGCCCGTCCTCGCCTTTGCCGAAACCCAAACCTTCCAGGGCCACCTCCGCGCCAAGACCACCGCCGTCGAGCTGCGGCCTGGGGCCCGCTACAGCGTCGGGCGGCCCGCCCTAGCTCGCTGGGACCGCGACCAACAATACGGCCTCCGCCTCCAAGGCGTCGGGTTCCAGGCCCTCACTCCTTCGTTCATACCTCAGACCGAGGCCGCGGCGGTCAACGCCCTCGAATCGCGCGTGCTCCGTCAGTTCGCTGCCGTCGAACAGCAAGCAGCGTGGGACACCGTCGTCCGCAACATCGACGACGCCACCCGGCCCCTCAATGAGCTCGTCCAACCAGGCGAATGGCCCGACGACATGGAGACTCTCTTCGAGCCTTTCGTCAACCGGTTCCCCCCGGCGGTCGCGGCCCAACTCCGCGCCGCGCACGAAGACCTACGCGTCAATCCGTTGAACAACAACGACTTGCTCTGCGAAGCCATCATCAAGCGCGAGAAGACCGGGCGATGTGACACCGGCGGCCTGACCCTCAACGACGCTCGTATCGTCATTTGCCTCTCACCTCGGTTCAACGCCGCCGTCGGGCCCGCCTGCCGCCACGACTCCCTCCAGCTGCGCGCCCGCCGCGCATGGCGCGAGGACGCGCCCGTCGTGTGGGCCATCACCTGTTCGGCCGAGGAAATCGGCGCCTGGCACGATTACTGGACCGCCTTCTACCGGCGCAAGGGCAAACGCGTCGTCTACGGCGTCGGCGATTTCGCCCGTTTCGACGGGCACCAGCGCAAAGGCGCGCTGTTCGTCAAGCTTAAATGCATGCTCGAGCGCGGGGTCCCCGTCAGCACCTGCGAGCCCATTCCCCGCGTCTGCGCGGTCCGCGGGGTCGTCAAGAACGGCCGCCACATCAAGTTCGCCAGCCGCGACCCCATCAACCCGTCCGGTATCGGCATCACCACCGACGGGAACTGCCTCATCGTTGAAGTCAGCCTCGACTTCGCCTTCGGGCCGCCCGGGCCGGACTCCTACGCCGCCATCATCCTCGGCGACGATTTCTACACCATCAGCGGCGAAGACCTCTTCATTTCCGAGGCTGAGTTCGGGGCTCGCATCGCCCCCCTCGGCCTCGAGGCCACCTACCTCGCCACGACCGATACCGCGCAGGTCGAGTTCGTCTCCCTGATCCCTTACCCGACCGCGGACGGCACCGTTTTCGGGCCCAAAATCGTCCGCCAGCTGCACCGCGCCGGCTGGTCCACCTCCTCAGAGTACATCGACGTTTACGGAGCCGCCGTTTCCATGGCCAACTCCACGTCCTTCGTCCCATTCCTCCGACCTTTCTTCGACGTCCACCGGCGCCTCGCGCGGCCCGAAGGTGAGCACCGCGACTACCACCGTCTCGCCGTTCTGCCGCACGACGCGACGCCCGAAACGTACGAGTTCGTCGAACGCCGCTACGGCCTCACCCCCGAGATGGAGACCCACTTCATCGAGCTGTTGCAAGGCGTCACCTCCCTGCCTGCCCTTCTAGATTGGCAGCCCATCGAGGACCTCGCTACGAGGGACGACTAGTCCGGTGGAGACTAAAGCAGCCTAGTCACCTGCAATCAAACCAGTCATGGTCAACCGCAACTCCAATGCTCAATCCAACATCAACTCCAAACGCTCCGTCCGCCGCGCCAACGCTTCGCGACGCCAGCGCGGACTCCCTCTACGCCCTACTCAGCGCGTTTCTCGCCCTGCTCGTCGCCGTAATCAGGCTGCTGCAATCACGCGGGCTCCTAACTTCAAGATGGTCAACCGCGGCAACTTCACTCGCACGCGAACCACCCTCACCGAGGAGACAGCCTGCTCGTTCATCGACCCGTTCTGCCTAGCCGCCCGCTCAGCCAGGTTTCCCGATCAGGCTGGCAGTCTGACCGTGCCGTTCTACTTCCACGACAAGATCCCTGTCACCACGGGCGCCAACGGTCAAGGCAGCGTCATCATCGCACCGACCAATAGCGCCTACATGATCGGACTCGACCCCGGGACCACCACCGGCCGCGTAACCACGCCCGCCACGTGGACCGGAGGCTCCGGCACTACGCCCGGCGCCGGCGCCATCGCCCTTGCCGGCCTCGTCGCGGCCAACGCCGGCACGATCCGCTACAATTCTATCGGCTCGGTCTACCGCACCACCGAGAATTCGACAGCCACCAAAGGCGACATCATCTACCTCGAGACGCCTCGTTTGGGGCCCGTCCAGGAGGTCTTCCTCGACTTCACTGCGCCCATCTACGAGGTAGACGCCAATCAGCCCGGCTGCCAGTACGCCGCTATCTGCGGCACCTACGACGCCGAGATCGCCCACGAGTTCGTGCCGCTGAGCGGAGCCAATAACAACAACACTCTGGCCTCCGGCTTCCACAGCCAGATCTGGACGGTCACGGGCGCCACGCCCAGCACCGTCATAGGCCACGTCGAAGTGATGGTCACTGGTGAGATCATCCTCCGCAACGGTTCCACCGTCGTGGGCATCCAATCCCAGGTGCCCGTGACCAAGAACCCCCACCTCGTCGAAGTCGTCGACCGCGCCGCCTCCCAATTCAAGAACTTTGTTAAGGGTGGCGTCGAAGAGCTCGGGCAGGCCGTCCGCGCCCAGGTCCGCAAAACGCTCGTCGAGGTCCGTGACGGGAACGTCGAAGAGCTCATCACCGCTCTCGCCAACGTCTCCGTCAAGATGCCCTGAACACCCGGCATCCCATCTTCCGCAGGGGGGCTAGCAAGCCCTGGTGCTCGCCTCGAGCACCCGTACCCGAGAGGCCCGACCGCGAATCAGTCGGTGGATACATGGACGCGACCCACCAGCGTCCCATAAAGAGCCGTCGCAAAGACTTCGGCCACCAGCTCAACGCAGACTGCTCGGCAGTGGCGTTGGGCGTACCGGCGCCCGCCCGAAGAACCGCGGGAACTCCAGGTCCGGCCCTGAAGCAAAACCGGCGTTGCCTACTAACGAGAACTAGGCTAGTCTAGG